GGATTCAATCGCGAGCATGCAGATTTCCTGTTTGAGCACTTTGTTCAAGCCAACACTGAAAATCTTCCATTCTATATGGAGACCATATCCTACAAAAAGAACACTGATATCTTTGAAGAAAGCCAACAGTATCGCCTGTGCCAAGATCTTTTGTCAGCCGGGCATACCGTGTATGTGGAGCCCAACGATCTTACTCCGGCAGCTATCAGTGACGATTTAATCAAACGCTATCCTAACCAAGTCAAATTTGTTCCTTTACAACAAATACAGGAGTCTGTTTTCCAAATTGGATTTAAATGACCACTCCGTATATTTCTGTGGTCATAGTAGGTCGCAACGACAACTACGGTGTTAATTTTCTAGACCGTATCAATACCTTTGTGCGTAGTCTAGATCATCAGGTGCGCAATCACTCAGATCTCATGGAATTAATAGTAGTAGAGTGGAATCCATTGCCGGACCGCGCTCCGCTCAAGGATGTCTTGGTCTCTACCAAACACTTACCGGTGCGTATCATAACTGTGCCAGCCGAGGTGCATGCCACCATCGGTCATCCTAGTCCGGTGCTAGAGTTCTACGGTAAGAATGTGGGCATACGCAGAGCCCGCGGTAAATTTGCCTTGGTTACTAATCCTGATATTGTGTTCAGCAATGAAATGATAGAAACTTTAGCTCAGCAGAATCTACGCACCGATTGTGTGTATCGTACTGATCGTCATGATTTTGTCAGCGACGGAATTGACCAAGTTTCGGCAGAAGATTGCGCAGACTTTGCTTTGAAACAAGTTTTTCAAAGCCATATCGTATACACCGATGCTTCGGGTGCAATTGGTAGTGTATTGGCTACTCTTGAGCAACCAGTTGACTCATTGGTGCAATTACCAGCTTCTAATATTACCAATAGACATGTACCACATACCAATGCTTGCGGTGACTTCATCTTGACCAGTCGAGAAGCATTTTTTGGTGTGCGCGGCCTGTTAGAAAGCACCACCATACTAGCACACATGGACTCGTATAGCCTGTGTAGACTCATGCAAAATGGTATTACGCAGGCTGTATTAACTACCCCAACAACTATATTTCATCAACATCACGAACGTAACGGCCGGTTGGAGGCTTGGAATTTTGAGCGAGTTATGTCTGAGAGCAAATCTTTAGGACTGGTCAACTGGGGACTACTAAATATTCAACTAGAAGAATGGAACGATCAAAAATGGAACAACTAGGTTTACGAACAAATGCCGCTAGTTTACAGTATATGCTGGGTAAAACTAAATTTGGAACAGACACCACTGACAAACATCAGTTGACTTTTTTTGCCTTGGCCATGAGCATTGGCGCCAAGCGCATACTAGAACTGGGCGTGCGAGATGGTAATTCTACAGTGCCTTGGATTTTGGTCGCCCAGGAACTGGGCGGTATGGTGCATTCTGTAGATCTAGAACCTACCAGCTGGCAATGTCCAGATGAAGCCAAAGTCTATTGGAAGTTTACACAGTCAGATGCTATTAAATTTTTAGAAGATTGTGTGGCCTCAGGCACACAATATGATTTGATCTATGTAGATGACTGGCACAGCTATGCTCATGTCAAGCGTGAGTTTGAATTGATCGAGCACATGATCTCACCTAGCGGTATTGTGCTAGCACATGATCTCATGTATAATAATAGCCAACCAGACTATCACATGGAACTCAATGCCGCAGATCCACAATGGGCCGAAGGTGGTCCATACCGCGCAGTAAGCGAACTAGACCCAGCTGTATGGGAATGGGCTACAATCCCATCCAATCATGGCATGACCTTGTTGCGTAAAAAAAGCACTAACATAAAGACCGTATTTTGAAATATCTCGTATTGGGATCCGCTGGACAAATTGGCCTGGCCTTGTGTGAGTTTTTGAACCAACAAGGACACGAAGTCATGACCTATGACATAGCTGCTAGGCCCGAACAGGACCTGCGCATACCCAACCATCCTGTGCTAGATGAACTGATTCAAGACAGCGATTTTGTATTCTTCTTGGCTTGGGATGTAGGTGGCAGTGTATACTTGGCCAAGTATCAAGATACCTTTGATTTTATACAGAACAATTTAAAAATAATTGTCAATACTTTCGAGATCTTGGAACGTCAGCAGAAACCGTTTATATTTGCTTCCAGCCAAATGGCCAACATGAGCTACAGCAGTTATGGCTTGACCAAAAGTGTAGCCGAAAAAGTTACGTCTGTGATCGGTGGTATCACTGTTAAATTCTGGAATGTGTATGGAGTTGAGCATGATCCTGAAAAGACTCATGCCATCACTGACTTTATTAACAAAGCCCACAATACCGGAGTGATCAACATGTTGACCGATGGTACCGAATCACGCCAGATGTTGCATGCCAACGATTGCTCAGAATGTCTATACCTGTTAAGCCAACGCTATACAGAACTTCCTAGAAATCAAGAATACCACATAACTAGTTTTGAATGGACCACCATGTTGGATATAGCCCACATGATTGCTGGACATTTTCCAGGAGCGGTAGTCCAACCAGCCGCATCTAAAGATCTAGTGCAAAAAGATAAACGCAACGAAGCTGACCCTGGCATACTCAAATTTTGGCAACCAAAGATAAAGTTAGCCGACGGTATCAAACAAGTCATTGACGAAATGAGCAAATCGTGGCAGTAGGCAAAGACTTCTGGGAACAACATCACACGGACAATTCAGGATGGTTAACCGGCACTGGGTTCAGAGATCTATTGAATGCATTTGGACTCACTGACGCCGATATTACCGGCAAACGAGTCTTGGAAATTGGTATAGGTAAGGCTACTTGTAGTCCTGGGTTGGCCAGCTTGGCCAATGAACTTTACTGTTGCGATATTTCCGAAAAAGCCTTGAGCAAGGTAAAAGATATTGCTTGTCAAACTTACCTCACTACAGATATTATTCAGGCACCCGCAGTAGATCTGGCCATTAGTCATCTGGTATTGTTACACTGTACCGACGACGAAATGTTGCGTATCATCAATGCAGTAAATCTAACCGAATTTGGACGGTTTATATTCCAAATATCCGGACTCAAAGACAATGTGCTGACTGAACAAGTGCAACAGGAATTGGTCAACGATGGTAGCCATTTTTTCCGTAGCGTAGAGCGTACCAAAGATATCATAGCCCGTAGCAACAAACAATTGGTATCGGTGACTGATCCAGTGCCCGGGGTTCATTTTGCTAACTGGTTAGATCACGAGTGGTATTATGTGACAGTGCAGAACAAAATTTGAACTAGCGTTTCTTAGTTCAATAAATATTTTACAAAATTTTTAAGGATTTAATCAAATGAAAAAAGTATTGGTATGCGGTGCAGGTGGATTTATTGGCGGTCATTTAGTGACCAGCCTTAAACAAAAAGGGTATTATGTAATCGGTGCTGATATCAAACAACACGAATACAAGACCACAGATGCTGACGAATTTTATCAATACGATCTACGCGAACAAGATCTTGTTCGCAAACTGATTACTCCCGATATCGATACTATCTATCAATTGGCTGCAGACATGGGTGGTGCTGGATATGTGTTTACCGGCGACAACGATGCCAATATCATGCACAATTCAGCCTTGATCAACCTCAACATATTAGAAGCCATGGTTAAAAATGGTATCAAAAATGTGTTCTATTCTAGCAGTGCCTGCATGTATCCCAGCCACAATCAAGAAGATCCTAATAATCCTTTGCTGAGTGAAGATTCGGCTTATCCGGCCAATCCTGATTCAGAATATGGTTGGGAAAAGTTATTCAGTGAGCGGGTATTCTTGGCCTTTGCTAAGAATTACGGAATTCGTGCTCGTGTTGCTCGATTCCACAACATCTTTGGTCCATTGGGTTCATGGAAAGATGGCAAAGAAAAAGCTCCTGCAGCCCTGTGCCGTAAAGTGGCCATGAGCAACGGCGAAGTAGAAGTATGGGGACCTGGTGTGCAAACACGCAGTTTCCTGTTTATTGAAGAGTGCATTGAAGGTATACACCGCATTATGGAAAGCGATTGTGAGTTTCCGCTCAACCTGGGTAGTGAGCGCATGATCAGTATCAACGATTTAGCTCTGTTGGTTGCTCGAATTGCCGGTAAAGATATTACTATCAAAAATATTCCAGGACCAATGGGCGTTATGGGCCGCAACAGCCATAACAAACTGATCAAAGAAACCATTGGGTGGGCGCCTGGTGACAATTTGGAATACGGTTTAGAGCAAACTTACGCCTGGATCAGCGAACAATTAAAAAAGTAATTATTGACACACTGCTATAAATCTAGTATAATATATAGATGAAGAAACTATATTATACCTGGCAGGATGTTGAGAATCAAACTCAAGAAATTCTGCGTCAACTACAGCGCGACGCTTGGATGCCCGACTATGTGGTTGGACTTACTAGAGGCGGGCTTGTTCCGGCCAATCTTATTAGCCAATACTTAGAAGTTCCAATGGAATGTCTCAAGGTCAGTCTGCGTGACGACAACTCACAACCAGAACACAACTGTTGGATGGCTGAAGATGCATTCAATGGCAAACGTATCTTGATTGTGGATGATATCAATGATTCTGGTGCCACCTTGAACTGGATCAAACAGGATTGGCCTGATGGTTGTTTACCAGGACATCCAGATTGGGAAAAGGTCTGGGGCAATACTGTGCGTGTGGCCACCTTGGTCGACAACGAGTCTAGTACCAGTGAAATAAATGTCAGCTATAGTGCTGTAGGTCTAAATAAAGCCGAAGAAGATGTGTGGATTGTTTTTCCTTGGGAAGATTGGTGGAAATGAAAATACATTATCGTAAACCCAGCTTGATTGAAGAGATGCAAGCGGCCATTGTTGCCAGCAAGGAACCGATCGATTATTTTGAGCTGACTGCGGAAGAATTCAATCAGTATTTTAGTAGTTTTGATAAATCCTTTCAAAGAGATAACACTGTTCAATATCTTTTTAAAGGCATTTTAATTAAGGTCACACAATGAGCAAAATCAAAGTCAGCGAATTATTTTATAGTTTACAAGGCGAAGGTCGCTTTGTGGGTGTGCCCAGCGTGTTTTTAAGAACCTATGGGTGCAACTTTACCTGTTCAGGTTTTGGTTGCAAGCCCGGCGAGAAATCTACAGGTGCAGACGATGTGGCCGAAGTGGTCCATATGTATAACCGTTTTGAGGACTTGCCCTTGGTCGAAACCGGATGTGATTCGTATGCATCATGGCATCCTGCATTTAAACAGTTAAGTCCTAACTATACTACCAACGAATTGGTCGAACGCATGTTGGCCTTAACTCCCAATGGTCGCTGGGTGCAAAATAATGGCAATGATGTTCATCTGGTCATAACCGGTGGCGAACCCTTGTTGGGCTGGCAACGTGCTTATGAGGAATTATTAAGCCACAACGACATGGCAGATTTAAAAAATATCACATTTGAAACCAATGGCACACAAAATCTGCATACTGATTTTAAAGTATTTTTAATCAAGTGGGCACAAGAAAAACCTGGACGAGATGTTACATTTAGTGTCAGTGCCAAGTTAAGTGCCAGTGGCGAAACATGGGATGATGCCATTTGTCCTGACATTGTGACCAGCTATCAAAACTATGGTCATGCGTACCTCAAGTTTGTGGTTGAAACCCAAGATCATGTGGACGAAGCTGTGCGTGCGGTAGATGCTTTCCGTGCTGGTGGATTTACCGGTGTGGTTTACCTGATGCCACAAGGCGGAATTGTTGCCCCATACGAGGCCAACCGATTAAATATTGCCAACATCTGCTGTGAACGTGGATTCAACTACAGTCCTAGATTGCACGTGGATCTTTGGGGCAATGGTTGGGGCAAGTAATTTCAAATACAAGAAAGATAGAAACATGACAACTTTTACAACCGAAGATAGATTATCAGCATCTACATCGTTACAAGACCGTATCACTGCTTGGATTAGTGATTATGCTACACAGGCTAGAATGACCAGCCTGGTAGTGGGCATTTCGGGCGGTATTGATTCAGCTGTAGTCAGTGCTTTATGTGCTAGAACCGGGTTGAATGTAGTTGCTGTGACCATGCCCATACGTCAACTTCCTAATTTACATGACCTCAGCATGCGCCAAGGTGCTTGGCTGTCACAACACTTTGATAATGTGCGTCATGAAATTATTGACCTGACCTCAACCTTTGATGAGTTTGAAAACCGTTTGTCTACCTATCCTAACTTGTTAGGTTTGGCCAACAGTCGCAGCAGATTGCGCATGGTCACCTTGTATCAGATTGCTCAAAGTGTTAATGGTCTTGTAGTAGGCACTGGTAACAAGGTAGAAGATTTTGGTGTAGGCTTTTATACCAAGTACGGCGATGGTGGTGTAGATATCAGTCCTATCGCCGACTGCTACAAGACCGAAGTATGGCAAATGGGTCGCGAGCTAGGAATCATGCAAGATATCATTGACGCTCCTCCTACAGATGGTCTATGGGATGATGGCCGTACTGATCAAGACCAGTTGGGCGGACTCAGCTATAAGGATCTTGAATTGGCCATGAGTCAGGACGAACAACATATACAAGTTACCGATAATCAACAGTTAAGTAACCTAGAAGCCTATCGTAAAATTCGTGCTCGTAGCCTACACAAGATGAATCCTATTCCGGTGTTTAAAAAATGAAAAAATGTAAGGTAGGGTTCATTGGAATTGGAAAATTAGGACTAGACTGTGCCGAAGTCATGGCAGAAAAACACGAAGTGCGTGGCTATGACATCGCTACAAGAACCAGTGCCACTGTGCAGGTTTGCACTGTTGACGAAGTAATTCGTGAAAGCGAATGGATTTTTGTTGCGGTTCCTACACCACATGCCGAAGGTTATGATGGTTCAGTTCCAAGCAGTCACATGGAACCACAAGACTTTGGCCATGACCCTGTGCTGGATGCCATAGACAATATAAATCAATATGCCAATGGTGTCAGCAAGAAAGTAGTGTTGATTTCCACAGTGTTACCCGGGACCACCCGAAAAAAGTTTATTACTCGTTTAGATTCTGCGCATCAGTTCTTATACAATCCTTATTTGATTGCCATGGGTAGTGTAAAGTGGGACATGGTCAACCCAGAAATGATCATGATTGGTACCGAAGACGGTGAATGGAATGGTGTAGCTGGAGAGCTACGCGACCTATATAACACAGTAATGCAAAATAATCCACGTTACGAAGTTGGTACCTGGGAAGAATGTGAAGCCATTAAGATTTTCTACAACACATTTATTTCAACCAAAATTGGCCTGGCCAACATGATCCAAGACTTTGCCATGAAAATTGGAAATATCAATGTAGATGTGGTTACTGATGCCTTGGCAAAAAGCACCATGCGTATCATGGGGCCCAAATATATGACAGCAGGCATGGGCGATGCCGGTGCTTGTCATCCTAGAGACAACATTGCCTTGCGTTGGTTGGCCAAAGAATATGAAATTGGGTACGACTTGTTTGACACAGTTATGCATGCCAGAGAGATTCAAGCCAAAAACTTGGCCTTGTTCTTGGTCGATCAAGCACAACGCAACAACTTGCCTATTGTGATACACGGCAAGGCCTACAAGCCCGATGTGGAATACTGCATTGGATCATATTCGACCTTGGTTGGATTCTATATCAAGGAAGCTGGTTTTCCGGTTGTGTATGTTGATCCACTAGCAGATAATCGTCAAGACTGCCTGGATACTGTGGATGGGCCAGCGGTATTTTTATGGGCGCATAACAGAAAAATTACTTACGAATACACTGGCGATCAAAAAGATACACAACCATACTGTGCAATCCAACCTCACTCGGTGATCGTTGATCCATGGCGCAAACTGCCCCTTGACATGCCTTATGTCACGGTAGTATACTATGGCAATACAAGACAATATAAGGAACAAAATGGGACTACTTGATCGTTTTATCAAAAAGAAAAAATCTGAAGTCAAAGCCGAACCCAGACCCAAAAAAGTTGAAAAGACTGAAAAGGAACTGGCTACCGAACGTGGAGAACCATGGGTATCGATACTCAGTATGGAAGTTGACTACAATAACATACAAAACGGTGCATTTGAATTGGACTGGAACGACAAGTTTGTGGCCAATCTAGTGCGGGCTGGCTATCAAATGGATCCAAAAGATACCGATTCTGACATAGTAGATCGTTGGTTTACTGCGGTATGTCGTAATGTGGTCTTGGAAACTTATGAGCAGTATAAGGCCATGGATCCAGAACGAGATCGCTTGGTCAGGACCCGTAACATTGGCGACGGTTTTTCGGAGGTATCATGATCCTGGGCATTGGCGATAGCAATTTATATCCGGCCTGTACCGAATCAGACCAACCCATAGACAGCTACAATATGATGCCGGCATTCAGTTACGCCATGGAACAGCCATTCCGATGCTGGGCCAAGAACGGTGCTAGCAACTACTGGATCGAAACACACTTGGATTATTTCCTAGCCGATCCTGATTTTTCCAAAGATACATTCTTGTTCATTGGCTGGACCAGTTTCGAGCGCGAAGAGTGGCCTTGGCTCTACAATAATATTAGTATTTGTGGCGGCCCCGACTTTGGCATGCCCGAGCCCATGAAACCTCGATTTAATCAATGGAAAACACAACTAACCGGCGACTATTATCGCAAGATGGGTCAGTTTTGGCACGATAGAATTTATCAAATACATTTGAATTTACAAGCACAAGGTATTAAACACCTGTTCTGGACTACCTACAATAACTTTAAAGAAGTTAAAAATCATCAAGATTGGCACGGAAGTTTCTTTCAGCCCTACGACGAGCACGGATGCATGGGCAGTTTCTTTGAAACCCATGGCATCAAGGCCATCGAAGGCGACATGTATCATTACGGACCAGATGCTCACATGTTATGGGCCAAAACACTCAGTGACTACGCCAAAGCCAATCAATCATGATGTTGTATGTAAATGGTGACAGCCACACTGCCGGAGCAGAAGCGGTCAATACCCATGCTTTTGCCGAAGATGATCCAGCTTTGTTTTATCTAGGACGAGCACCGCACCCAGAAAATCTTGAAGTTACCTGGGGCAAGCAACTGAGTTTGGCCTTGAGAGCGGTATTTCATTGCGATGCCGAAAGTGCCAGCAGCAATACAAGAATCATACGTACCACCAGAAAATGGTTAAACGGTAGTGGCAAAGATCATCCTGATCAGTTGATCATTATACAATGGAGCACCTGGGAACGTGAAGAGTGGTTGTATGATGGCATTTACTATCAAGTCAATGGCAGTGGCATTGACCATGTTCCACCTGAAGCTGCCGAACGCTATCGTAACTATGTGATTGGTCTAGACTGGCAAGCCAAGGTCAAACAAGCACATGACGAAATTTGGGCGTTCCATCAGGAACTAAATGATCTGGGTGTGCGGCATATTTTCTTTAATGGCAACAATGATTTTAGTAAAATTGCCAATCCCCAAGATTGGGGTGCTAGTTATATAGGTCCATATGATCCTACCCAAACTTATCATGCTCAACTACAAGCAGCTGGTATAGACACAGTCATGCCCGACAGTTATCATTATGGCCGAGATGGGCACAACTGGTGGTTTCGCTATGTTTTAAACTACATAATCCAAAACAAATTTGTATGATATTCAAAACCCGACCCAATATCAAACAACAATTTGATCTTGTTGATGATCTTGGGTTTAAAAATCTCATAGTCAGTGGGTGCAGTTTTACCTACAACAATCATGAAGATGCAGCATCCACATGGCCTTATTATTTGAAAGATCTTGGCGGGTTTGATCAAGTGTTGGATTGTTCCATGCCTGGGGCCGGTAATCAACATGTGAGTCATGCTTTACAATGGGCATTAGAAATGGAACCGCCTGACCCCAAAGACAGTCTGGTCATAGTGATGTGGACCGGCAATGACCGCGACGACTATATTTGCCCAACTACCAATATCAAACCAAACTCTTACCCATTTAAGTTTTGTTATTCTGACGCGGTGGAAACTGGTATCACAGGTGGAAGTTACCCTGAAGCCACCGGCAATACTGTTCGAGATTTCAAGGCCTTTTCCACAACCAAAACTAAAGAATCACGAGCCATTGAAAATTATCTATACATGACTCAGACCTGGAATTATTTGGCCAACCGCGGATATAAATTTGTATTTTTAAATTTTTTAAACAGTCAGTTGCCTTCAAGATCGGAACATTTTGATATAGGACCCTTGCTTCCGCTCTTGTTGAAAAACAAATTAAAGTCAATGATTGCCGACATTACAGATCCTTATACCTGGGCTGTAAAAACGGATCAACTTTGGGAGGATGATTATCACCCTAGTCCTAACGGACATTTGGATTGGACCCGTAATATACTGTTGCCTTATTTGAAAACCAAATTTGATTGACCTTTAGTGCAATTTCTGCTATAATTGTAGTATGAAATATGTTCTTATCGATACGGCTAATATGTTCTTTCGTGCCAGACACGGTGCTTTCCGTGCTGCTGACACGTGGGAGAAAATTGGATTTGCCCTCCATGTAACCCTGATGAGTGCCAACAAGGTAGCCCGACGTTTTGAAGCTGACCATGTGGTATTTGCCCTAGAAGGGCGAAGCTGGCGCAAAGATGCCTATAAACCCTACAAAAATAACCGTGCTGTGGCCCGTGCAGCTCTTACAGAAGAACAAGCAGACGAAGACAAGATGTTCTGGGAAACCTATGATAACTTGACTAAATACTTGAGTGAGAGGACCAACTGTAGTGTCATACGTTGTCCAACCGCCGAAGGCGACGATATCATAGCTCGCTGGATTGCATTACACCCCCAAGATGAACATGTAATAATTTCAAGTGATACAGACTTTGTTCAATTACTTGCTCCCAATGTAACACAATACAACGGTATCACCGACGAATTACACACCCTACAAGGAATTTTTGATGCTAAGGGCAAAGCAGTTATCGATAAAAAAACTAAAGAAGCTAAAACAATCCCTGATCCGCAATGGTTACTTTTCGAAAAGTGTATGCGCGGCGATTCGTCGGACAATGTGTTCTCGGCCTACCCGGGTGTCCGTACTAAGGGCACTAAGAACAAAGTTGGCCTTACGGAGGCATTTGAGGATCGAGAGAAACAAGGTTACAACTGGAACAACATGATGCTACAACGCTGGACCGACCCCGACGGGGTAGAACACAGAGTCTTAGATGATTATGAACGCAACAGAACCTTGATTGATCTTACAGCACAACCTGCGGAGATCAAATCGGTAGTAGATACGGCCATACGCGAACAAATCAGCCACAAGGATGTAGGGCAAGTAGGAGTACGTTTTATGCAGTTCTGTGGCAAGTATGAATTAAACAAATGTAGTGAAAGCGCCGAATCATTTGGTCGTTGGATGAATGAAACTTATAAAGG